ACTGTGCCACTTCTTCTTTTGTCACACGGATCCAACGGATCGGATCACCTGCAGTCATCTTCCAAATAATTTGATCACCGAATCTGGTTTGGTCTCGTGCTACACGATATGCTGTGTCGATATCCGCGCAGTATACGCAACCATCCGCATCGTAGTCAAACCAGCTGGCGGGTTGGACCGCCCATCTTCTTGGATCAGTCATGATACGTACCCGTAATTGTACTCATCGATCAAGATATCACGGACCCGCTCACGATCCAATGAATCACCATCTCCCCAAACATAATGGGCATACTCTAAATCACCTTTCAAACATTTTTCAACGTAGTTAACGGTAGCGCGCATGATATCATACAACGTTAACGGATCTTTTGTGTTGTTATCGATCAGCGGGTACAGCGGATCATTGGTACCGTAAAATGAATCAACGTACTTGACGAAGTCATAAACACCGTGTGGATAGGTCATGTGCTCATAAAAAAAGGACGAGAGGAAACAAAATACACGAAGTATTTGTTTCCCCACTATTAATATACACCAGGTTCACCACGAACGGGAATTTTATGTGACAGTTTAATTAGTGGCACATGGCAGGTTGCACTCAAGCCGACTCATGCATTATAATAAGGGTACGAAAGTTCGAGGGTACGAACTATAAAATCTTCGTCACGCATCCTGCCATAAAATATTACTAGTTCTCTTTCTCAATAACGAATCCTTATTGAGAATAATATAATTCATCGATCTCGTCTTCACCTTCCTCGACACTGACTGCTACAGTCTCATCCGATTCCAACATGAGAAACTTGTGCCAATCTAGCGCCCGCAACACCTGCACGTCTAGATCCACGTACGCATCGATCTCGAGCTCGACCGCGATTTTACGTTTTTGACTGAGAAGGCTTGACATAAGAACTAGAAGGGGGTAGAATCTCGACTAGATTATTATACCATGATGCAGGTTTGCGCGCAAGCTCGTCGAGATTGTGTATGTCACCCGCATGATTCTCGACGAGATTTTCCCCATTGCACGACTCATGCTCGTCGTCAGGAAGCTCGACGAGATGTTCATAAGACCATTCGTACATGGCTCGACTAGATTGTGTGTGTTATATGTGTAGTATAGCATATTTATGAGATCTCGTCGAGATTTGTTACAGTTTGTGAACATATCTAGTCGAGATGATGTATGATGCGCGAAAGCTAGTCGAGAATTATGATGCGCAGGTCTCGACTAGATCATAATGCGCAGGTCTCGACGAGATTTTCGGGCGGTGGGGTTGACAAACTCCGAGTCTTATGCTATGCTCGCTAAGATAACAATAAGATCATACCTTTCTCAATTATTATTGCAAATGAGAATCAATTACAACACACAACCATATTTTTCTTAATATTTCCCTATATACATGTACCATCGTGAACACTACACTATTCTATGGCAATAAAACAAGGTATAATCTACTGTATTACCAACAAAGTAAATAAGAAACAATATGTTGGCACTACAACTCTACCATTAAACAAGGTATGGAAAGAACACATCACAAATAATACTCATAAAGACTTATATAATGACATTAACAACCTAGGTACAAGTAGATTTAATATAAGTGTATTAGAGGAAACAACAACTGATAGGTTAGAAGAACGTAAGGACTATTATATTAGTAAACTGGGTAGTCAATATAATGATCGTGAGGTAGCGGAGAAGATAATAATAAAGAATAGGGATAAAACTAAAGAGTGGGTCAACAATATAAAGAAGAGTATTAATAAGAAGGTAGCATCAGGAGAGAAATGGGGATTTATGTGTGAAGAACATAGGGGCGATGGCACACACATGAAACAGAAGATAGAGGGAACTAATATAAAGACTGGAGAGATAAAGATATGGAATAGTATAAGTGATGCTGCCCTTGATGTTGCAGGTGATAAGAAAAGAAATGGTAATATTGTACTCGCTGCTCGTAATGGATGGGAAGCATATGGATATACATGGCGAAAGATAGGTAAGAACCTACACAAACGTAAGATATATGGTGTACATAAGTCTAATGGTCGTAAGACTCAAATATATGAATCGATTAGTGCTGCCGAACGTACTATCAATGGTAAACGTGGCGGTGGTATTCGTAAGTCGTTATTATATCCTGGTAAAAGGACTTGGAAAGGTTATTATTGGTATTATGCTGACTGATTATAATAGTTCTGACTCGCCTGGTGGATTATCAGGTGCAACAAGGTGACCTGCAAGGTGATGATCTGTCCACATGTTGTGTATCCATCCTGTAACAATATACTTATTTCCCTCTAATACCATGTTACCCTTATGTTGATGTGTCCATTGTGCTGGCCATATCACAATAGTACCTGGTTCAGGTGTTAGTCTTCTCTTTTGATATAAGAACTCTGTTTCTCCTCCCTTAAAATCATTATTGAGATATAACATCCATACTAATGATCGGTCAGCATGTTGTACACTCTCTCCTAATTCATCGTGCCAAACATGGTATCCACCACCTGGTGGTGTCTTTTGTACCTTATTGAAATTACTGTAGAATGACTTATGACGTAGTGAACCGTACTGTGCAATATATTCCTCAACTGCATGGTACAAATAATCTGTGATTAATGATACAGAACATATACATCCTTCTTCTCTGATTGATGGATCATATGATGTACTGGTACAATAGTCATCAATATGAATGAGGTTATATGCCCGATCCATTCTTCCACCACTTGCATTCTTAAATTGCATCTTCCCGTCCATGAGGATATCCCCGTGTCCGTTTTCCTTCCACTCCTCATGTAGTCTCTGGACTTCATCATTATGTAAACATGCCTGATCCAGAAATTCAAACTTCTTGATTATTTGATCACAATTGCTCTTGGGGAATACATTGTGGTATATTGAAATAAAGTCATCACCATGTTCGATGAAATCTTCGTTTACTCCTTTCATAATGTTTTCAGATTGTATAGTATTATTTAGAATGCTTTTATAAGGAACTGCATTCTCATTCCTTGTTGAATTGGATTAGTACTGTGTGTATGTGAACTGGGGCTATTCTCACCTGCATTACCCATATTATATGAGAAGTTGGTACGAGGACCCATACCTAGACCACTACCTGCGTCTCTTGGACCATAACTTGTATTACCAGGACGAGAGCATGGTTGGTAATTTCCCCTCCACCAACTACGTGATGGGCATGGTGAACGTGTCCATCTTCTCCATCTTCCTCTTCGGATCAGGATTTGATATGACATACATGCTCGTCCATCCCAACAACGTGGGTTATTAACAATTGCTCCCCAATGGTTTGGTTGTCTGGTGACGTTTACATTGTTGGTCAGATTATAATTCTGTCGTGGTAGATTATGACGATGACGTGGCCACTGTGATGCATTTAATGCTGTATTACCAAATGCAGATGTTGTACTACCACCTCTACTGCCCAGTGTCTCATTATTTCTTGCAACAACAACATCATCAGGACTCATATTTGGTACGGTGAATGTACCAGTACCATTTAGATCACCATATGGGTAAGTGTCAGTTGCTTCATACTGTCCAGACACAACAGATGCAAGACCACGTAAACGTGTGTTAGATACACCCGTGACTGTGTATGTTGTCCCGTCACACTGCAAATATCCATTTGGAGTGGAATTACCTGCCCATGTTATGATTGTACCAATAGCAGTATGATCGTTTTTAAATTGATTGTATCTTAATGACATGTTATGCTGACTGTATGTAATAATTTAAGAAGATACTTGGTTGTAACGTTGATGCTTCACTATGACTATGACCATCTGTTGCAGGTGCCTGAAAACCACTTTCTGCACTTGGTCGGAAACTTCTATTATAACTTGGAATATATGATGCAACCTGAACCTGACCTGAAGAACTATGATTATTTACATTGATTTCATATGCATAACCTGTGTTGGCATTGATACCATGAGTATGTGATGGTACTTCACCACTGTTCAAGGTATGTGCGTCCATATTCATGTTTGCTGATCCAGTTTGTTGTGCCATGTTCGCTGCAGAACTCATGTTCGGTGCACCTCTAAGTGTTCGTCCTCTTAAATCTGGTACTTTGAATGTAAATGTACTACCAGGAAGATCGGTGACATTCTGAACATACTGATCACCACCATAGACATTGCTTATTGTTCTATGTAGTCTTCTATATTGGAAAGCATTTAGAGATTGTCCATCACATAGGATATACTTATTTGTAAATCCTGTTGGAATACTGGAAACCAGAACGATAGTTCCGATCCTACCACCCTTTGACTTTCCTTTGAAATAGTTTTGTGCGATTCCCATGGTTCAGTTCCAGTTATCGTCCTTGACGGTATACTTGTATTTAATAATGTATTTGGTTGTCAAATCTAATTGACGATTTGCACCTGATCCACTTACATTATGTTGATGCTGATTACCTGATCCGCCAGATCCACCAGTACTATTTGAATTGTATATTGTTCTTCTATTGAATCCTGTAAACTGTTTCCAGTTTCTACTACCACTACCTGTTCGATATTGGTTATTGGCACGGTTCATGTTGGTAGAGGTGTTAGTATTACCACTGAATCCAACACTATGATTATGAATCGGTAAGTGACTATTACTCAAATTTGCCTGTGACGTAGTAGCAGGATCACTACCAAACGTCTGACCTTGATTTCCCAATGCACCACCACGTCCTAATAATCTATCTTGTAGATTAGGAACTCTAAAATGATTAGTTGTTTCACCACCAGTATTATATGTTGTACCAATTTCCTGATACAACTGCCAGTACTCATCATATCCACTGGCACCAGGACCAGGATACTCCCCACCATTACACAACAACCATCCACTTGGAGCACCAGTTTCCCTGTTTGGCCATGGCATGATGGTTCCTACTTTATTACTGTCTTTAAATCTATCAAGAAATAATGGCACTTGACCTTTTTATAACATGCTACTTTGTATTTAGCATCATTGTGGATCCAAATATCTGTGTTGTTGTGACTTATATGCACCATAACTCAATTCATCAGGGTTAGTATCATCTTGCTTACTTACTCTCCTCCTAATAAATTCTAACTCATGCCAACAATCCTCATAACAACATATACAAACATGGATACGTTTATGCATAAACTTCGATAGATCACACTGTGGTCTTGGTTTTGTTGCTATCTCAATTGTGATGTAGTTTGATACTGGAACCCATGAATTTTTAATTCTCTTCTCATTATCATCGGGTGT